ATGAACCGGTTGCTTTGTTGGACGATTGTCGTTATTTCTCTCGCCTGCTCGGTCGAACGGGTCGCCGCGATCCATCTCACCTTCACCAATGTGAGCGCGTTCCCAAGCAACCAGGTGTATGTCTGGTTCGGCGGAGCGGCGGAGGCGGGGTACGACCTAAAAATCGCGGGGCAAACTCAGAACGTCACGCTCGGGCAGTCGTACCCGCTCGATCAGTTGGCGTCGGGGCTGAACTTGAACCGGCTGATCTCGGGCCGCGTTTACTTTTCATTCGGCGAGCCGCTCCCCAATCCTGGCCGCACTCCCGGCGGTTCGCCGATCCGCTATCCCGGCGTATCGCCCGGCGACGATGGGTACAACACGCGCTGGGACTTCATCGAACTCACGCATACGGGTGCCGCGGGGGACGTCGCGGACCTGACGTCGATGGACAACTTTGGCATTCCGCTTCAACTGCAGCTCAAGCACGCCGGCGCGAATCTCTCGGGCCCAAACACGTCGGCCACCTGGCGAGGCCACACCGACGCGCAGGTCATCGCCGACCTCGCACCGCTCGCCAGCCCGACGGCTTTGAACGTGTATCACCACAACGGCAAGCTCATCCGCGTCAAAGGGGCGAACAGCTTTCCGCAGCGGTACCAAAACGAGGCGTCGAATCCGCGCTCGATGACGGCCTATCTGAACGCGATTAAAGCGGCTGCTCGCGTCACGGTGTTCGACGGCCACGCGTTCGGTGTCGATTACCGGTATTCTGCAGCGATTGATGGGACAGGCAACTATGTGCTCACCAAGACCGGCGGCGCGGCCGGGAACCCGAATACGATCCTGGTGCCAGCGTCCTACAAGGCGGGCTCCAATCCGGCTGATCCCACCGTGACGCTGGGCGAATCGCTCTACAGCTCGAACCCCTGGTACGGCGTCGATGGCGGACCCATCGGGCCGACGCAAAACAATCTCGCGGGCGCTGTAGCGCGCGATCTTTACGCCGCGCTGAACCTCGGCTACGTGAACAGCGACCACATCGTCGGCTCGACCGAAACCGTGAATCCGACGCTCGTGGGTAAGCACGTCTATGAGCTCACTGGCAGCCAGATGCGCGAGCTCACGATCGGCTTCGAGCGAGTGAACCAGTATTACAATATTTATGCAGCGGCGATTCGAGACGTCTCTGATTCGTACGGCTATGCCTATTCCGACTGGAACGAGCACCTCACGAAGGTGGCGGTGTTGTTCAATCAAGCTCATGGCGGCGTCGTGGCCGACGAGCTGAACGTTGAAATCATGGGCAGCGTGCTTACGGGACTTACCGGCAGCGGCGACTACAACGACGACAACGTGGTCGACGCCGCGGATTACACTGTATGGCGTGACTCTCTGGGCCAGGCCGGCCCAATTCTGACCGCCGACGGCAATCGCGACGGCACGGTCGACGGCCTCGACTACGATCATTGGCAAGTGACGTTTGGCGCTTCGTTGGGCGCGGGCAGTGGCAACGCCACAAGTGTGCCAGAACTCGAGATCGTCGTACTCTTCGCGGCTGCACTACCGAGTACTTCTGTGACGAGTGCTATTCAGCGCCGAATGCGCAATCGAAAAGCGGCGTCCGCCCGTGCAGAAGCCGCATCGAAAATTAATTGCTATCGTCGATCCTGTTAACTGCGCCGCCTCAGCCCAATCAGTCCCAGCCCGGAGAGAGCCACGAGCGCGAGCGTGGCTGGTTCCGGTACCGGCGCTTCGACTTTGAACAGCCGCGTATTGAACACGGCAGCCGTAGTTGCGGCATCTGACGGACGCAGGCTGAACGTGTCGAACTTGAAGCTGCCCTTGTTCGGTGCCAGTCCCGCCGCGGACACCGAGACACTGCCCGTGCCATTGATGTTACCGCCGCTCATCGTCGCGGAGACATCGAGCAAATCGGCCGCCGTACGCGTGATCGTCATTTCGAACGTGTATTCCACGCCGCTGTCGTAGTTTTCGGCCGCATTACCGAAGCCGGCGGCGTCGGCTACGGTTGGCCACGACGCGCTAGCTGAAAGCATGGCCGAACTCCCGGCGGCACGCTCCACAAGTCGGAACGGCGTGCTGCGGCCCGTGGTTTCCGAGAAGTTGATGAACATGCCGTAGCCTGTGTAATCGGCCGAGCCGGGAGCGCCGTTGGCATTGAGTCGCGCCGCGCTGGGCGAATCCACGAGTGCAATCCGCATGTTCTGGCTGCCGTTGGTGGCGTTGACGCCGGTGGGGGTGAAGATCCAGGTGACCTTCACCTGGTCGCCGGCATTGACAAGTTCTGCTTCGCTACCTTCCGGCGTGAAATAGGATGTCCACGATGACGAGCCTGTGTCGCCAAGGGTCATGGCGAGCGGGCCACCCGCCGCAGCCGGATCAAGTGTTCCACCGCCGCCTTGGTACCAGGCGGATTCCAGGTTGCCGTCCAAATCCTGGTCGGCGCCGTATTCCGACTGCTGCGGTGAGGCCGGATCTGAATCCGTGCCATCAAGCCAGGTATCGTTGACGAGGATAACGGCGGCCACGGCCGGCCGCGCCATTCCCAGTGCAGCGGCCACAGACAACGTGACCGCCAAGAGTTTGAGATTCCACGGACGCAACATCATTAGCTTCCTCCTTTACAAACCACCGCCCAGAGAAGCGATTTCGAGAGAAGAACAGTCCAAAACCACCGTCGCGAACAGCTAAAGACGCTGCTCCACAGATGAGCGCAGAGTCCGCCACTCGCTATTTTCAGCCTAGTTAGCTGGAAAAAATCGGCCAAGCATTGTTTGTTGCAAAATCCTTCCGGAAAGCCGCATGTCCAAAAGTCGCGAAAATGCCGGAAAGCCGCAACTGAACAGCGAGTTCTGCAAAGGCCGCGGGCGCACGAAAAACGAGGACTCGTCGCCCCTCGTAGCGGCCAGTCGCCGGGCGAAGGGCAGGAGCCCTCGGGAAGTACCCAGCTCAAGACAGCCGGGTTAAGCGACGCGGACGGGACTCGAACCCGCAACCACCGGATCGACAGTCCGGTCGTCTCAAAATGAGCGTTGCGCGCCTACGTCAGTCCCGAGCAGTCGGGCTCTTCGAGCTCCGTGTCGGGCAGGTCCGGGCGGAGGTGGGGCAGGAGGAACTCATCGAGGCCGAGCCAGGCCCGCTCGGGAGCGCGGCCGAGCTGATCGACGTACTCGCGGGCCAGGCGGGCGTGGTGGACGCCGCCGGCGGAGAATAGCTCGAGTGCCGCGGCGCGGAGATCCGCGACGGTGAGCTCGCACGCGGCGGCCTGGTCGCCCGCGAGGTGCCAGGCGAGAAGGAGCCGCGCCCAGCACGCCGCGAAGTCGGTCCTCGGATCGTCGGGAGTCGCCCCCAGGAGCGGCCGCGGGTGCTGGGCCCGGCCGGTAGCACCGGCGGGCATTTTTTTGGGGCCTAGCTTCATCGCACTTCTGGGCGGCGACGGCCGCATGTTTTGAATCGGAGCGAATCGCTTCGCTCACGGGGCTAGAGCGCCTCGATTTCGAGCTTGTCCTTGGTGCCCTGCGCGGCGGCGCGGCGGGCCAGCTCCTCTTCGCCGATCTCTTTGACCAGCTCCTGTTTGTAGTAGAGCGTTTTGGCGACCTGGACGATCGACAGCCGGAACTTCGCCAGGGTGCAGGTGCGGGCCTTCGAGCGGGCGGCCTTCGCCCGCGCGTCGACATAAATCGCCAGCTCCGCCTCCATCGCTTCGAGGGCTTTCGATTTGGCGTCGGCCAGGCGGTAGCACTCCCGCCGCTCGTCGGCGAGCCGCTGGTGCAGTTTGCACAAGCGCGCCGCCTCGGCGTCGGAGATCACGGGCGGGGTCGTCGGTTTGGTAAGCGAGCGGCGGGCCATGCGGCGGGAATTACCACACGCCCGTTCACATTTCCCGCGCACGCGGCCGCCCGCGGCGGGCCATTAGTAGCCCTGCTGCAGCGGCGACTTTTCGCACTCCCCGTGCGTGTCGACCGGGTCGTAGCTGCATTTGCTGGCGGTCTGCGGCAGCGGCGAGTCGGCCGTGTACTCATCGTCTGGCGTCGGGTCGCCGTGCGGCAGCGTCCGCAGCGCGTTGAAGCCGTGGCCATGATGGACGAAGTCGGGATACGACCCGTAGGGAATCAGCGCGTCGAGCGGCGGATCGAGGGTGCCGCCGTTGTCGTAGGGCACGCTCTCGAGGTAGCCGAACTCGATCGGGTTGCGGTGGCTGTAGGAGCGGCCGAACACGAACCGGGCGTCGGTCCGCTCGGTGATGCTCTCGAACACGAAGTTCCCCGGATCGCCGAAGCCGTCGAAGGTCTCAAACACGTACCGCGGCACGCTCTGCAGGTGCGGCTGCCGCGTCTGGCCGTCGAACGAGAAGGTCCAGTTGAAGATGTGGCCGTACTGGACCCACTGCGACTGGTTCTGCAGCGTGAAGGTGTAGTTCACGCCGCCCACCGCGCCGGCGACCGCGACCGTGGCATCGGCCGGGCGGCCGAGCCAGTGCCGCAAGTCGAGCCCCCGCCAGGTCGGCAGGATCTGAAACATCTCGTTGTAGCCGCTGGGGCGGAACGAGTTGGTCGTGTCGCTGGCGGTGATCTTCCAGCCCGGCCCGCCCTCGTGCGGCAGCTGCCGCACAAACGAGGCGTTACCGTAGTACAGCCGGCCCTGCCAGTCGCGCGTGATCCACGTCGGCATCTCGTTGTTGAGCGTCGCATGCCAGGTGACGCCGTCGAAATAGTCCCAGTTGCCGGCCGTCGTGCGGTCGAGCGCGACGATCACCAGGTCGGTCTGTTGGATGCGGTTGTAGCAGACCACGTCGCCGTTCCAATTCTGCCGCAGCACGTGGCGGATCTCGCCGGCGGTGAGATAGGCGTGCGGCGTCTCGAAGCCGCCGACCTGGCTGAGCCAGACGCCGGTCACCAGCTCGCCGCCGTTGGTGTCCGGCGCGTGGGCGATGACCCATGGCTCTTGGGGCGTCCCCGCCGGGATGCTCGTGTAGCGATAGGTCCGCGGCGCTGGCAGCAGCACGGTGTGCTGCGTCTCATCGTCGAGGCCGGCGAACTGCTCGAAGTGGTCGCGGACGATGTAGTCGCCGTCCTCGCGCTTCCAGCGGCTCACGGCCCAGGGCCCATAGCTGGCGGGGTTGCCCTGGTAGCTCGAGAACACGAAGTAGTCGAGGCCCACGCCCCACTGGTTCGGCCGGCACATTTCATCGGGGCCGCGGTTGCCGCCGAGATTGGTCAGCGTCGGGGTCGTGTAGTCGCCGTAGCCGCCCTCGCGGTAGTCGCGCTTGCGGAACCATTTGACGTCGTTGGCCCGCGCCTCGATGTCGATCCGGTTCCAGACGCTGACGCTTGAGGCCTCATCGTCCTGGTTCGTGAACAGGTAGTGGACGTGCGACTGCACATCGTCCGTATACGTGACCCGCGCGCCCCAGCAGGTGGCGTCGGCGTCGCCGTAGGTCGTCTCGGTGAGCGTGGCGAGCAGCGTGTCGCGGACGGTCCGGTGGGGTTCGCGCCAGGGGAAGAGCTGCACCTCGAAGCCGGCCTCGAACTCCGGCGGGATCGCGCCCGCCGCGATGCCGCCCACGCCCCGCTGGAACGGCGCGCAGCGGGCCGGGACGATCACCGCCGACGGCAGATCCTCGCCCGGATAGCCGCTCTCCGGTGGCCAGGTGTACGGAGACACCAGCGGCAGCTTGAGGCCCCAGACCCGGTCGAAGAGCTCGCACCGCCGGATGCCGCGAATCCCGCGTGGCACGCTCAGTCTCCCGTGTAGTAACCCTGGATCCGCGCCGCGATCCCCAGCGCCCCGGTCTCGGCCGTGTTGACGATCTCGATCTCGATCCGATCGTCCTGCGAGAAGGAGATCTCCCCGCCGTCGAGGCTGCCCGCGGTCCAGGTATCTTCGGTCGAGCTGTGCGTGAGCGTCAGGTCCGAGGCCATCTGCTCGGTCCCGTTTTTCCGCAGGATGAAGTCGATGTCGGTCGACGTGCCGTTGTCGTTGATCAGGGCGTCGAAGCCGGTGATCTTGCCGGCGGCCCGCGGCGAGAACACGAGCCAGGCGGCCGAGGCCGGCGGCGAGGCGGCCAGGTCGGTGCCGAAGTCGAACACCAGGTCGATTGGGTTCACCTGCTGCGAGATCGGCATCTCGTCGCCCGATTGGGTCGACCAGCTCCGCGGCTTGAGCGAGCCGTCGGGAATGAAGTTCTCGCCGCTCACCCGCAGGCCGGTTGCGCCCAGCGAGACCACCAGCGCCACGAGCACGATCGCTAAACCAACACCCTTCCAGAATCGAGACATGAGATTGCTCCTTCGCAAAATTTTCAAAAAGTAAACTCGGGACAGTCCACCGACCGGATCACAAACACGCCGTCGGTGTAGAACGCAGAGGCCAGGACGGATTTGTTCTGGGCCACTTCCAGCGCTTCGAGCGAGTGCCACTCGGCGACGATCGTCGCCAGGGCGATCCAATTCTGAGAGCCGGGCAGGCCGGTGGATCGCGCGAGCCAGGTCACCTCGGTCGACGACGGGTTGAGGTGGTGGCCCACCTCGTCCCACTCCGCCGCCTCGACGTCGCCGTGGATCACGACCGTCAGGACCTGCCCCTCGGCGGGCGTGATGTCGTCGTACACCAGGTCGTTCTTGTTCCAGGCGGCGATGACCGGCGTGCCGGGCTGGTAGACGCGGCGAAACCAGTTGTTGTCCGGGCCCAGGTTCTTCCGCACGAGCACGGCCTGGTTGGGCTGCAGGCCGTTGGTCGCGCCCTCGAGGTACTCGTCGCTCACCAGGATCTGAAAGTCGGCATCCTCCTGGCGGACGATCGAATTGGTGAGGCCGCGGATGATCGACTTGCCGATCTCGCCGCCGCCGGTGCCGGGCGGGCCCTGCGGACCGGGCGGGCCCTGCGGACCCGTCGCGCCGGCGGGCCCCGAGACCAGGTCCTCGGCGATCTCGACCCACTGCGGTTCCTCGGAGTCTTCCGGCTTGAGCAGGATCTGCCGGGTCGGCACGTCCCAGCCGGCGTGCCCCGCCGCGTCGAAGTTGGTCAGCGAGAACCAGTAGGTCACGTCCTCGCCGTCGACGCTGATGTGCTGGAACTCGAGGGCCAAAAACCGCGTGCCGCCGCCCGGCACGACCAGCGGGTAGCGGTGGGGATTGTAGAGGCCAATCTGGCCGTCCTGGCCGAACAGGCCTTCGACGGTCACCTCTTCGTAGCCGGTGGGCGTGTAGAAGTAGATCCCGGGCGTGGCGGGAAACAGCACGCCCGGCGCGCTGGCGGTGCCGGCGGGGATCGTCGTGGCCAGCAGGCCGAAGAACTCGCTGCGGTAGGGCCGCTCGGCAAACACCGCCTCCCAGTCGGCGGTCTCGTCGGGGGCTGTGATGTCAAGCGCGGTCGACACCGCCGGCAGGGCGTCGCCCGTACCGCCGTCGACGGTGAGCTCAGCGCCGCTCACGGCGGTGATCGTGAGCCCGGTCCGCGCGCCGCTGGGCGACCAGGCGAGGTCGATCGAGCGGCCGACGTAGAGGTCGGGCTCGGCGGCCGCGAGCGTGATGACGCCGGTGTCATCATCCGTCCGCGTGGTGAGCGTACCGGTGAATTCGCTCGAGGTCAGCGTGTACGCGGCGAGCCGGTAGGCCGCGACGACGCGGGCCCCCTGCGAGAGCGCGAGCCGCGGGGCGTTGTAGACCTTGACGGGCTCGACGGGCGACGAGGCATGCTCTTCGAGCGCGACCAGGCCTTCGAGCTCGAACCAGTGGTCGCTCGGATCGACCTCGGCGACCGTGACGCCCCGGATCAGCTGAAAGTGATCGCCGATCCCGCCCTCGGCCGTGAGCTTGGGCACGTACCGCGGCGACCGCGGCCGCGGCTGCATCGAGGAGAGGACCTCGCTCACCGCGCGCTGGATCTTCCGCGTCGACACGTCGTCGAACGTGTTGATCTCCTGCGGCGCCAGCGGTGTCGGAGGTCCCTGCATTGGTCCCGTGGTGCGATCAGGTAAACACCAGCGGCATGAACGGCATGTTGTTGAAGTCGGCCTCCCGCTTCACGCGCCAGTCGGTGTAGACCGGCGTGCCGGCTTCGGTGAGCCGCGTCCCGTCCGAGGCCAAGAGGACCGGCTCCGCGTAGGGAATGTTGGGACGAAACACGCCCGTCTCGCTGAGCGACCCGCGGAGCTTGCGCCCGCCGGCGCTGTCGAGCACGTAGTTGTCGCCGTCAATGTGGGTGGCGGTGGGATCCTTGTGGTAGTGCAGGAAGCCGTGCTCCTTGAACCGCCGGTCCCACTTCTGGCCGCTCTTCTTGAAGGCGATCCGGTACTCTTCGGTGAAATAACTCGTGCCGCCCTCGGTCGTGAGCAGCTGCGATCCCACGCGGCGGCAAAACGCTTCGCGGGCCGCGACCACCAGCGAGGCATCCCCCTTCACGTCCCAGTCGATCGAGTTCGTGGTGAGCTCGAAGGTGCGGTTGTGCGTGACCACGTTCGAGAAGGTGGCGACGTTGAACTGGACCACCAGCACGCCGCGGGATTCTTCCTCTTCGACGGGGTCCTCGTAGCGGATCAGCGCTTTGTTGAGGATCGGCGTGCCGGCCTGGTCGAAGTCGGTCCGGTAGGTGTAGACCTCCGAATCCCAGAGCACCACCGGCGGCCGCAGCAGCGGATCGACGTCGGCGAAGCCCGGAGTGCCGCTGTTCGGGTCGTGCCCGGGCTCGAGCGCCCAGAAGTCGACCAGCGCTTCGTACCGGTTGAGGTGCCGCGGGTCGCGGTTGCACTGGTAGCGGCGGGCGAAGATCGTGGTGATCGTGTGGCCGAGGTAGGAGAACTGGCTCCACAGCGAGGGCAGCGGGTTGGGACCCACGGCGAGCGCGGCGTTGAGCACGGCGTTGGAGGCCATCGCGCCGTCGGTGTCGATCAGGTACTTGAGCTGGCTCGTGCCGCGGTTCCGCTCGTCGACGGTGTGCGGGTTCGTGTCGCGGTCCAGGGCGCAGCGGGTGACGGTGGGCATCGGTGCTCTCGGGCGGCTAGATCTTGTTCACCTTCACGCCCAGCTGCAGCCCGGCGAAGGCCCGGGTGCCCTTGCCGACCAGCGAGTCGCGGACCTCGGTGAACAGCTCCACGAGCTTGTTGGTCCCTTTGGCGACCTCCTTGATCGGCTCGTTGCGGCCGGAGCGCTCGTCGAGCAGCCGGTCCTCGCTCTGGATCTCCGCGAGCGAGGCGTATCGCTGCGGCCCGGAGCGGCTCATCAAGAGCTCGCCCAGGCGTCCGCCGGCGCCAAGCGCGGCCGACGCGAGCGGCCCGCCGGCCCCGGTGAGTGAGGCGATGCCACCGCCGAGCCGCGCGAAGAGCGACTGGACCGCCTGTGGCAGCTGGCCGGCGGGCGCGCTGGCCGCGGCAGCGATCGGGGCAATGGCGGCTTTCGCTCCTTGTCGCGCCATGCGCTCCGATGGCGTGGCAGAAATGAGCAGTTTCTCGAACTTTTCGTTCAGACGAACGGCAGCTCCTTCCAGCTCATCCGCCAGCGCATTTAGCAACTCCGGCTCATCGATCTCCACGCCGGGTAGCTTATTCACCGATTTCACGGCAAACGAAACGACCTCGGTGATTTTTCGCACGACCCAGGCGAATACGCCAGTAACGACGGCCTGCAGCTTCACAAACGCCAATCGGACGGTGTGCACAACGTCCCCGATTAGGGCGAGCCCCTTGGAAAATAAGCCCGCTCCAGCCGTCGCGTCGGTCGTCGCGGACACCGCCTCGCGGAGCATGCTCACAAATGGTGTGATTGTGGGCAAAATTTGCGAACCAACCTCGACCGAGAGATCGTAAAGCTCTGACTTCAAACCCTTCACCTGATTAGCGAAGCCTTCGGCGGTCCGCACCGCGTCTCCCTGGGCGGCCGTCGTGCCGCGCATAATGATTTCGAGTCTCGCAAATGCCTTCTGCGCTTCGGTGGCTTGTTTTGGGTCGAGGCCGCTGTTAAGGAGCTCCTGCTTGACGGCCGACTCGCTCACGATCACACCGTACTTTTTCATCACCTCGCCGCTGCCGGTCATCGCGGCCATTAGGTCGCGGACGACGTCGGCGTCGTTCATGTTGTTGAACGAACCCAAGTCGATGGCCAGCTGCGTTAGCTGGCGACTCATAACTTCCGCTTGCTGCGAAGTCGCGCCCATTGGCACAAACAAGTCCTGAAATCCCGCGAGAAAGCCGTACAGCTCGTGCTTCGAGCGGTTGGTGGCGGTGGCGACTGTGCTAGCGAACTCACTAACCGCCTTCGCACGGCCCCCAAAAACCACATCGAACTTCGACATGGTTTCTGCCGCGTCGGACGCATTGCGCACCGCGAGCGTCAGCAATCCGCCGGCGGTCGCGACAACACCCGCAGCGTAAACCGTGAACCCCTTCACCGCGGATCGCGCGCGGTTCATCCCGCGGACCAGGTTGCCGGTCCGGGCGACGACGTTCACGGCCAGCGATCCGATAGTCATGGTCGGTCGGCGTTCAGGGTTCAGGCGGCGCGAGCCGCAGCGAATCGGGCCCGATCGCTCGGGCTGCGGGACAAATCAGCCTCGGTACAGCATCCGGTCGCGGCGCAAACTCTCTTCGGCGGTCAGGTAGCGGCCCGCGGGGCGCCGCTCCGAGGCGACGCTGCGGTGCTTGGTGCGTCGATAGTAGTCCCGTGGCTCGGCCGGCTCCGGCGGTTCGCCGCCGGCAAACGCGCTGGCGACGGCCGCGAAGCCGTTGTCGATCGCCGCGGCGACCACGCCGGCCTGCCGCCAGTCGTCGCCCCACGGTTCGAGGTTGTGTTCGGCGAGCCACTCGTCGAACTGCCGCGGCTCGAGCTCGGCGAGCATCGCGTCGACGTGGACCGTGTGGGCGACGGTGCGGGCCAGCTTCAGCGCGAACCGCCGTCGCTGGTCCGCGCGCAGTTTTTTTCGGTGTCCTCCAGGTCATCGTCCTTGATGCCGACGTGCCGCTTGATGCCCTCCATCAAGGCGTCGATGATCGCCGAGTCCTGCTGGGCGAGCGTCGGGATGTCCCGCTCGGTGTAGAGCAGCGTCCCGTCGGCATCGACCGCCGTGGCCTGGATCCAGCGGACCTTGATCTGCAGCAGGCGATCGCCGCGGATGCGGCCCTTGTTGTTGAGGATCGAATTCTCGACCCGCGACCGCTCCAGCTCGTTGAGGTTCTGATGCCGGAACTGGACGCCCAGCTCCGGCACCGGGATCAGGATGTAGCGCCGCTGGAACTTGCCCAGCAGTTCCGGGCCCGTGGCCAGCGGCAGCTGGCCGGGATCAGCCGAGATCGAGCTCGTCGTCGTCGGTTGTTTGGTCGTCAATGAGTCCATCGTTGTCCTCGTCCTCCACCCCCTCGGTGTCTTCGTCCGGGTCGTCGCCGCGGAGCGCGGCCCGCTGGCGGCGGACCACGTCCTGGATCACCTCGTCGGTGGCCGCGTCGGGAAACGCGACCTTGCGGCCGCTCGGGCCCACGCGGCCGTCGGCCGCGCGAATCGCATCGATGGCCGCGATCGCATCGTCCCGCTCCTCGCTGCTGAGGCGGACGATCGGCGTGAACGGCGCGCCCGTGTGGCGGGCGATGTAGCCGATCCGCCGGCCGTTGCGGAGCACCTCGTCGAGGTCCGTCTTGTGCACGACCTTGGCGTTGGTCACCGCTTCGCGCCGGTAGCCGATCAGCTGCCGGAGCTCGAAGTCGCCGTGCGACCGAGCCGTCCGCGGCGCCGCCACAGCGGGTGGGGAATCAGGGCGTAGAGAGGGCGACGCCGCGGAGTCGGTGCCAGGTGCCCCAGCGGGGAAGTTTTGTTTGGCCATGTTCGTGCTCGTGTGAGTCAATGGATTTCGCCGCGCGAGCGGCACGAATCGGGCGGCATCGCTGCCGCCGCGGGACAAATCAAGTGGAGTCGGTCCAGGTCGGATCACCGGACCACTTGATCGTGCAGGTACACATCATCAGCTCGTCGGTGACGCTGGTGGGCTCTTCCCAGCTCTTGATGTAGCCCTGCTGTTGCTTGGTCGCGCCGGTCGCGCCGCCGGCCGGGATCGGGAAGGTCCGTGTGATGTTCTCGCGGGCCCCCGCGATCGGCGGCTGCTCGTCCGGATCGTAGAAAAAGGTGAACGTGCTCTCGCCCCCCTCCACCAGGTCCCCTGGCTGATAGTCGTGGTAGTTGGTGGTCGAGAGGTCGCTCGTCTTGAGGTCCTCGCGGGAGTGGGTGGCGCCGCCGATCTCGGTGATCGCGGCGGTGAAGCCGCTGGTGGCGAACGTGAGCGACGACGTGTGGCCGGAGAGTGGCATGGCTTAGACCTCGGAGACGGAAACGTCGGTGTGGAGCAACCTGAAATCGAGACTCGCGCGGAAGATGTAATTGTCGCTGCCGTCGGTGGGTTTCTCGCCCAGCAGCTGGTCGCGGGTGCACTTGGCCGATTCGAGCCAGATACCGCCCTCGCTGAGATAGCCGCGATAAGGCGCGTCGGCGGTGAGTGTGCTGCCGCAGAGTTTGGTGCGGAGGCGGATCGCGGCCCGCTTCGCAAGCAGGCGGCCGTTGGCGCCGTCGGCCCAGACGTCGACCTGTAGGAACGAGCGCGACAGGTCGATCTCGCCGGCGAGCGAGGCATAGGGTTCGCTGGAGAGCTCGAACAGCACCAGGGCCGGCAACGGCTGGCCTTGCGGGACGCGATCGATGAAGGCCCGCGTCGAGACGATGTCCGAAAGCTGCTGGTCGGCCAGCAGCACTTGGAGTAGTTGTTCGCGGAGGTAGGGTTGCGGTTCGGGCATCTGGCGGTTAATCGCGGAAACGTGGCATCGTGAGCTTGGCGCGAGCGGCCACGGCCACCAGCGACACGCGGAGCTGCTGGCGGAAGAACAACAGGGCCGCCTCCTTCGAGCGAATCAGCGCGCGGCGGATCGGCGCGACGGCGGTCGTCGACCCCTTCTTGCCGCCGACTTCCACCGACGGCCGCGGGATCTCATCCAGGCCCGCCAGGTTTCGTTCGCCGAACTCCCAGGCCCACAGGTAGCGGAAGATTTCTTTCCTTTTGTTGAGTCCCACGCGGGCCCCCTTGGCCCGGCGCTTGGCGACGACCTTGTCGAAGTCGACGTTCAGTTCATGGCCGTACTGCGTCCGGCTGCGGGCGACGGCCTTCGCTTTGCCGGCGTCGCGCATCGCGGCGGTCTCCACGAGCTGCGCCGCTTGCACGTTCGCCTTGTAAGCCGGCAGCACCACGTTCTTGACCGTGGCCCGCGTGGCCTGGCGGACCGCCTTCTTGAGCTCCCGTTCGGGGAACGTCTTGAGGATGTGGTCCAGCTCCTTGTCGCCGGTCACGAACGGGGTGCGTTGTTTGGCCATCTAGTCCACCTGCTCGCACACAATTCGCAGTTCGCGGTTCTCGCCGTTGACGTTTTCGACGGCCACGATCGGCTGCACCTGGCCCTCCGGTGTCAACAGCCGCATCTTCGACGTGATCCCGGCCAGGTACGGCGTCCAGTGGGTCCGCCACTCGACGCGGGCCCGCGGTTGCTGCTGTTGTTGCTCCTGGACCTCACTGCCGAGCTGGGTGATTTGTTCGCACCAGGCCTTGGCGTACGGGTTCCATTGCGCGTCGAGCCCCGTGGCGTCGCTCGCCGGCGCCACCTCGTGCTCGATCGTGACCAGGGTCCTCATTCGGCCAGGTGAAACCATGACTCGTCAGCCTCCACCCGGGCGCCGCTGAGGATCCAGGCTGCGCTCATGGGCACTTGGGTCAGCGTGCGGTCGCTCGTCGCCTCGCGGTTTTTGAACCGATCGGCGGCGATCAATAACATCGCGTCGCGGTACAGCGCCGGAATGCTCTCCGGCGTCGTGCCGTAGCCGGCCGTGTAGGTCACCCGCACGGCCTCGTTCTGGCACCGCGTGGTCGGCCACACCTCGCCATAGGCTGGCTCGAGGCGGGCCGGCTCGCAGTCGGCCGCGACGTGGTATAACTCTTCGTCGAGCGTCTGAAGCACGCCGTCTGCATCGACGTACTGGACGCTCGTGACTTCCACCAGCGGCGGCCGCGGCAGCAGGATCCCGTGGCAGGGAAAGCGCCGCAGCGTAAGCCGCCAGGTTTGTGTGAGCAGGGCCCGCCAGGTAGCTTCTTCGAAGATCTCGCTGGCCGCGGCGATCAAACGCCGCAGCTCGTCATCGAGACTTCCGTCGCCCGGCGGCAGCCGCAGGTTGACCCGTAGCGTCTCCAGGCTCACTGTCGTCTGCCCCGGATCCGGCGGCGTCGTCCGTTTCAGGCCCATCGGCTTTCACCTTCCCGTCGACTCGTTCCGCAAAGTGGCCGGCGACGAGCTCCTGGCCGAACTTGCTGTCGACCTCGATTTCCTCGCCGACCCGCGCCGAGCGCTCGGGTCCGGCCATGGTGGTGAGCATTTTCACTCGCACGTTTGAGCTCCTCGTGAGGCCACGCCCCTTCGTTGCAAAAAATGGGTATTTCCGTAAGCGCGCAGAAAACACAGCGGCCGACTAGGCCGTGCCTTCCGCCGGTGAGACGTGCGATTCGACGTTCACCGTGGCGCTGGCGGACGTCACCGGCGCGACGCGGGCGCCGTATTGGATGTACTCCGCCGACGCGACGACCGCATTCTGCGTCGCGCGGTCGACGTGCAAGCGCACGTAGCGGTCCGTGGGCTTATAAAGATCGATGACGAAGATCTGGCCGTCGTCGTCGTCGGCCACGGTTTGGCCGGTGCCGGCCAGGTTCGTGCAGTCCGATCCGTCCGACGCCGAGCCCTGCTGGGCCGTGATCGCCGTCACTGCACCGGCGGTGATCGCGCCGAAGGTGACGATCATTAACACGCCCTCGAAGCCCTGCATGTCGATGGTCGTGCCCTCGATGTCCGTCGCGCCGGCGGCGCCGGCCGTGGGCGTGATGGCCTGGGACACCTTCACATTTTTCAGTAGTTCGCCACGCATGATAATTCTCGGTGGGTGGGGTTGGTGAATCGTTCCGCTGCCGCTTGCGGTCGGGCGGTCAGTCGGTCTTCAGCCGCACGAATGCTTCTTCCAGCGTCGGCATGCCGTCGGTCTTGAGCCGGCAGACGTAGACGATCTGGTTGTTGCGGGCCTGCACCTCGGTCAGCACGAGGATCTCGAGGTCCAGCGCGTCAGCGATTTCGTAGTAGCGGAAGTTGCCGAGCATGCCGACGTAGAGGCCGGAGGTGAACGTGTTCGGCACGAACTCGCTCTCGCGGAGCGGCATGCCGAGCAGCGTGTCCGGGTCGTCGTCCTGCAAACCGCGGCCCGGTCGCATCAGGAAGCCGACCGCCGTGTCGGTCAGCACGGCGATCTTGCTGATGCCGTCGCGGTGGAAGAGCCACTGCGCGCCCTGGCGGACGCCGCCGCGGCGGTACTGCTCCTTGAGCTTGTACTTGGCGGCGATCAACGCGGCCGCCGTGATGTTGGTGGCCGAACCGGTGGAGGCGTCGCGGGAGGTCGAGATGCCGTTCGTGCTGGCCACGAACAGACCGAGCGGCTGCTGGGCGCCGGTGCCCAGCATGAAGGCCTGCTCCTGGACTTCGCCGGCGTCGCGGCCCAGTTCGCCGCGGACCTCCGCGTCGATCGGCACGACGCTCATCCGCAGCAGGTCCCGCGAGACGGTGATCTCGCCCGACAGGTAGTGCGGCTCGAGCGAGCGCTTGCCGTATTTCAGCGCCGAGTCACCCGTCGGAGCACCCAGCTCTGCGGACCAAGTGAACGTCGACGCCTTGGCCGTGCGGGCGCGGATGCCGAGGCTCCGTGCTTCGCGGACCGTGTGGACCTTGGCGAATTGCCGGATCCAGACGTTGTCGTCGACCGTTTTGAGCACCTCCGTGGCAAACTGCTCGCTCGCCACCAGGTAGCCGGCCTGCTCCGCGTTGTCGGATTGCAGCGCCGCGTACTCACTCGCTGCGAGGCCAGCGCCCGCCAGGTAGCGGGAGAAGGTGTCGCGGTAGTTGGCCTGGCCGCGGGCGCTGATCGGGATTTGCACGTAGTTCGGCTTGCCGGCGCGGTCGTGGCCGTGGCGGACCAGGATGAAACCCTCGCGGGCGCCATCGTGGCCAAATGCGCCGGCGCCGCGGCTTTCGCTGCTCGAGCCGTCGGCCGGTCGCGACAGGCCGTCGAAGGCAGCCTGCAGGTCCTCGCGGACCTTCGCCTGCTGATTCAGGTCGTCCGCCTTGGCCAGCATATCGGCGACAACCTGCTGGTCCTCCGCCGAGAGCAGACCCTGCTCGTCCTCGTGCTCAGCCAGATAGGCCTGCGCTTTTTGGATCAGATCCGCCCGCTCTTCGCGGAGCTTCTTGGCGGTGGCCTTCGAGACGGGCTTTTTGCTTTCGGTCGCGGTCGCGGCCATGACGTGCCTCCGGTTGTCGCCGGGGCACAAAAAATCGGCAGCGCCTACCGGCGACCAGGGTTCGTGAAGAAATCTGGTCGTGGGAAAGCGCTGCCGCGTCTGAGCTTGGCTGCCTTTACCTCGCGTCACGTCCAGCCCGCAGCTGAGTTTGGGCGGCGCGATCGCGCGTCAAATTGTTCGTCGCCATGCAGGATACGGCGGCCGCCGTTCACAATTCCCGCGCAGCCGACAAAAGTTTTTTCAGTCGGCCGTTTTTGCCCGGGCGATCGCCAATTCGGCCCGCATGCTGCGGCGGGTCGCCTTCTCGCCGCCCTTGAGCCGGGCGAGCTCCTGGTCGAGGACCTCGGCCATGGTGGCGATCCCGTCGGCCAGGCCTGCCTGGACCGCCTCGTCCGCCCGGAGCATCGCCCCGCCGCCAAAGTTGGCCTCCGCCTGCTCCGGGGTCACGCGGCGGTTGGCCGCCATGGCCTGGACAAAGCGTTGATAGGTCGCCTCGTTCCGGGCCACCAGCTCGGCCCGCGCTTCATCGTCGAGCGGGGCGTACTCGTGCCCCAGAATCTTGCGGGCCGGGGTGGCGACGAGCGTCGTCTTGAGGCCCTTCTGCTCCTCGAACTTCGAGATGTCCTGGTGCATCGAGACCACGCCCAACGAGCCCATGGTGCCGCCGGGGGTCACGTAGACCTGGTCGGCCGCCGTGCCGATCCACAAGCCGGCGGAGGCCATCATCGAATTGGCGACCGAGACGATCCGCGTCTTGCCCGCGTCGCGGACCTTCCGCACCACGTCGGCCGCCTCCTGGGTGCCCCACACCTGGCCGCCTGGCGTGTGGGCCTCGATGACGACCGTTTTCACCGACGGGTTGGCGTCGAGCTTCTTGAGATCCCTGGCCCAAGCATCGGTCGACGTGCCGCCAGAAAAGTCCATCATCATGTCGGCATGTTGCATCAGCGTGCCGAACAAGGGCAGCACGGCCACAAACTGCCGCTGTGCCTGGCCGCTGGCGGGGACCTGGTCGATCGCCAGGTGCTCGCCATCGTCGACGGCGACCAACTCGCCGAGCGGCCGATGAGTCTCCGCGTCGAACTTCATCGCCAGCTCGCCGCCGGCGGCTGCCTCGAGGAAGGCCGCAATCTCGTTGAACTTGTCGACGGTGATCAGCTGCGGCGTGTTGTAGAACGCGGCGAGAACAGCAGGGTAGCGCTTCACAGATTCTGCTCCAGGTAAGTTTTGGCCTCTTCGATCAGCTGCGGCTTGAGCCGCTCGACGGCCGCGGCGACGTTCGCCGCCAGCTCGCTGGCCTTGTACGGTGCCTCGGTGAGTGGATTGAGCTCGTCGCGGACGCGGCCGGCGATCCACGTTAGGTGCGGGGTGAGCACGGCCGGGGCCAGGCACCAGGTCGAAAGCCCTCCCAGAAACTCGACGAAGTCGGCGCCACGTTTGGATTTGACCACGGCCCGCTCGCAGGCCCGCTCGACGAACCGCTCGAGCTCATGGTTGGCCAGCTGAAAGAATCCGGCCTTGGCTGCGTCGGTGTCATCGTCGGCCGGCGAGTCCTCGTCCGCCGGCACCGCGGTCGCCGCGGTCCCTGTCGCTCCGACCTGGTCCGCCGGCACCATGTTGAGCGGCGCGAGATAGACGTCGCCCTGCGGCCCGATGCCATCCTCCCCTTCGGCGCGGCGGACGTCGTTCGCACTCATCCAGCCACCGTTGCGGGCCTGCGTGTAGTACGCGCCACGGGCCGAGAGATTGGTCCGCAGCAGCGCCTTGCGGTTGCACTCGATGTAGTGGCTGCCGGTTTCCTTCTCGTCCTCCGTCAGCGCGACTTCTTCCAGCGCCTCCTCGAGACGGGCCAGCCAGGGGTCCACGTCGTCGTCGAGAAACTCCTGATTCGCCTGTTCGAGCGACGCGTAGCTGGTCCGCTTCGTGTCGCCGATCTTGTGGGGCTGGCAGCCGATCACGTTCGAGACCTCGCGGAACGAGAGCTCGCGGCCCTCCAGCGCCTGGGCCTTTTGCGGGTCGACCGTCATCGGCTCGAACTTAGCGCCCTCTTCAACGACCAGCATCCGGTGCGACTTGCTGAGGCCGGCGGCCTGGGACTTCACGCGCTTGACGAAATTTGCGACAGCCTCCTCCCGCTTGGGAACAGGCACGCCATTGAGCAGCCCCGGCGGCATGTAGAGCACGCCCGAGGCCAGCAGCCCTTGGCCGTAGAAGCGGGCGGCACAGTCGCGGGCGGCAATACCGAGGCCCAGTGTCTCCTTCATCACGTCGATGATGTCGTAGCCCCAAATGCCGTTGCCGGACAATCCGCGGACGTGGACGACGTTTTCCGGCAAGAGCGGCACATGCTGATTGCCGACCTTGGTGAAGTAGAGCACGTTGTTGAAATCTTCGATCTTCGTGTCATCACGAACCGGCTGGTCGAAGACGATCATGCCGCTGTGGCCGGGCAACAGCGGCGTGTAGTCGAGAATCCGCCCGGCTTCATCGCGCGCGGCGTAGGCCAAACCGTTGCCGCGCATCAGTGCGCATTGGACGACCCATTTCCAGAGTTCGGAGGAGCTCATCAGCGCGTTGGCCCGCCGGCAGGTTCGGCGCCAGCTGGGATGCTCCAGCGCGCGGCGTTTGTTGCGGCCTTGCGGATTCGGCTCGCCCTCGTCGCCCGTCCGCTGGAAGATGTGCGGCCGGCACTTGGCCACGGCGTTGCCGATCAGGTTCACCGCGCGGAACACTGGCGAGAAGCCGAGCACGCTCCGCGGTGTCACCTCCGCGCCGCTGGCCGCCGGCCCGGTGAGGCCGAGGATTTTAGCGATTTCGCGGTTGCGGAGATCACTGCCCTCGAGCGATGTGGCGGCGAACGAGCTGGCCAAAAATCCCGAAATCATTGCGTCCGCGCCTCCTGTTTCTCGATCGCCAGCGCCCGCACGCCAGCGACGCCGGCGGCAGTGAGCGCGAGGCCTACGACCAACCAGGCCAGCACGGGGTGGAGCAGATAGCCGCCACGGGCCAGGCAGCCCACGCCAGCAACCAGAACCAGGTCGATCGAGGTCTCTTTGACAAACGACTTCATACCGCGTACACCGCTCCCATCGCTGGCGAATTTTCTTGCTCTGCGTAAAGGACTTCCGACAGGGCCATTACGGTCGCCACGATCCCGTCGATCTTGTCCTTGGCCCGCTTTTTGTCCGGCATCACGTAGTCGCGGCTGTCGGTCTTCAGCACCATATTCAGGGCGAACCAGGCCAAGAGCGGATTGCCGCCGTGGATCAGCCGACCCTCGTGCAGCATCGCCAGGAGCTCGCGGGTCGGCTCATTGAATTTGCCCGTCGTTTGGCCGAACCAGAACACTTCGATGCCGTAGTCGGTGTTGATTCTGGTCCCGAATTCGCGGGCATTATTGGGGTCGAGCGCGAACGTGGCGATGCCGAACTCTTCCTGGCGCCGAGCGATGGTCGCGTAGATCGTGTCGACGTCGGTGATGTTGCCGGGCGTTGGTATTAAATGCCCTTGTTGGATCCAGCTGGCCCAGGGCTCCTCGGCCAGGTTGCGCCGTCCGCCCTCGGGGATCCAGGTGTCCAGCTTCACCGCGATTCGTCGTTTGAGCGTCTCGCCGATCTCGATCGGATCGAGCGGAAACAAGTAGGCGACGGCGGCCAAATCGTCTTTCCATCCGAGGTCGCCGGCTGCCCGACAGATCATTCCACCCACATCAGGTAATGGCCGGTCGCCGGTGGCCCACATCTCAGAGGTGATCGCCTTCTCTGCGGTCGAAGCCATCCGGTTGAGCCGCAACCGGACGACGCTGTTCTTTTGGCGTGGGGAAACCTTAGCCGCGGCGATCGCGTCGCGGAGCTGATCCAGCTTCACCACTCCATGCTCGAGCATCGGGTTGGCCTTGGCCCAACAGCGTTCGTCGAACGGATCATCCTTCTCGTCGATCTCCCACATGCCTACCCAGAGATCGTCGGCTTCGATCTTTGTGCCGCGCTCCACGACCTTCGAGGCCATGTCGTATTCTTGCCACCAGACGTCGCTGGTCTCATCGCCGGCGGTGGTGATTATGAGGAGGAGCGGTTGCCTCCGTTTTCCCATTTTGGATTTTATGGTTAACAGCGTTTCGAGGTGGTGGTCTTTGAAGCGATGGATCTCGTCGACGACCGCGACGTGGGGAATCATGCCGTCGTCGACGGTGCCCTCGGCGCCGAGCATTTCGATTTTGCTGCCGGTCGACGGGATCGACAGATTCGTCTTGAGCTCACGGATCAGTTTGCGGAGGTGCTTGTCGCGCGAGCGGAACCGGCAGATCTCATCGAACACGGGGCGGCATTGCTTTTGCTTGGTTGAGACGACGTAGCACTCGGCCCGCGCCTCGTGTGGCCAGTCGAACGCGAAGCAGTACAGCAGCAAGTAGGCGGCGAGCGGGGACTTGGCGTTGCCGCTCGCCATGGTGATGAACGCGCGGCGGAAGCGGCGCATGCCGTCGCTCACGCGACGCCAGCCGAACAGACACCAGACGATGAACTTTTGGAAGGGTTTCAATTCGAGGGGTTGACCGTCCCATTCGCCGGTCGAGAGGGTCAGCAGGGGCGCGAAGTCGATCGCGTCGTTGGCGATCTCTTCGTCGAAGTAGATCTTCTTTTTCTTGGCGTTCCGCAGGTCGTCGAGGTGGCGTTGGCAGGCGGCCTTCAGGCGCTTGCCCGCCGGGATCCGCCCGCGGAGCACGTCGTCGATGTATCGGTGCACGATCTCCCGGTTAGTTTTTGGTTTGCCGCCGCGCGAGCAGCGCGGCGAACGGGCTGTCTTCTTCTTCGGTGGCATCGATATCGAGGTTGGCCCGGTCCGCGGCCGTCAGTCCGAACTTGCCGGCGATCGCGCTAAACTGTTTGTAGGCGCCGGCCATGGCGCAAGTCCGTTTGTAGGGGTCCATTTCCACGTCGCTCTGCAGCTCGCGGAACTCCTGCCACCACTGGCACATCGCGAACAGCTGCGGCGAATCGATCGCGGTGGCGACTTTCATCCGCACGAGCTCCGGGACCACGCGGTCCCAGAGTTCCGCCGCGAACCCCTCGAGCTGCTCGATCTGGTAGGGTTCGCCCTCGGGTCGCGGCTCGTTTTTCTTGTGGCGATCGGGGCGCCAGGTGCCGGCCAGCTTGTGCGTCGCCGCAGGTTTTCGCGGCCGACCTCGCTTCGCCGCCATCAGCTACCCCCCCTCCGATTTTTGCCAAAAAATGCGTGAGTTGGGGGCGACGGCGGAACGGCCCGCCGCCTGAAAAAAATCACCTCCCCCCGGTACCGTTGCGCTGTTCGTTCAGTGTTTTCCTGGAGTGGCACGACTTACATAGTGAACGCGTGTTCTCACTGTCGAGCTCCAGCTCGGGGTGCGTCGCGCGCGGCAGGACGTGGTCCACCTCGCGCGCCTCGGTCACTCTCCCTCTGGCTTTGCACTCCTGGCACAAGTAGTTATCGAGCGCGAGTCGCGCCTTCCGCAGCGCCCGCCAGGCAGCCGACCAGTAGAACGGATCGCCGCTGCGGTTCTGGCTGACCCACGCGGCGAACGACTTCCGCTTGCCTGGTTCGCGCGGCGGCACTCGCGTCATTCGCGGACAAAGAATCCTTTCCTGGAAATGTTCTGGCTGTCGGTCGAGAGCACGGGCACCGTGATCGTGTAGGTACCAGCATCCGCCGGAATCCCGGCGCCGCCGGCCGTCTTCACGTTGATCGGCACCAGCACAATCATGTTCGTGGGGTCCACGCTGGGCGTGCCGAGCTGCGGCTCGATCCCGCTGGTGGGCGTGATAGTGGGCGTGCCGATCGAGTAGATCCGCGTGCCCTGCGGCAGCGCATTCTTAAACTCCATGGCCACGATCCCATCGAAGTCGCTGTTCTCGCTCACCGTGTTGTTGGCCGTGATCCGCGTCACCGAATCAAATCGCCAGGCCTTGCTCCACGACTTGGCGCTGATGGGCGCGCCGCCCACGCCGCCGGCGATCAGCGACGCGCTCAGGTCCTCGATCAGTTCCGCATCCGCCACCAGCGTGGCGTCGCTCCGCATCAGGCCGCCGTTGAGAGTGGCGGGCAAGCGGCTCTGGATGTCGCCCGCCTTGGTGTTGGCCGCGGTGGCCTCGCTGGCGGCGGTCGTGGCGCTGGTGGCCACGCTCGACAGCGCCGCGGCCGTGGCCAGGGTCGGCGTCGCCGCGGGGCTCGCCGCCGTGCCGTCGATGCCCAGGCGGTTGCGAATTTGCGACCGTTCGTCGCTCGACCAGTCGGTGCCGCCCGCGCCGCCATCTACGTTGCTGATGTCCTCGGCGATGCTCGCCCCCGCAGGCGCCCCCAAGCGGGCAAACGCATCGCCCGTCTGGGCCACGTGCGCCGTGCCATTGATCGTCAGCGCCCCGCTGCTGGTGAGCGTGGCAAACGTGGTGGCCGCGTTGCTCCCGGCGATCGTGAGTCCGCCCGCCGCCCCGGCGGTGGCGCTCGGCAAAAAGTCGGTCTTGGTCTTGATCGCGCCGATCTCGGTGTCGACATAACCGGTGAGCGTGGAGAGGTTCGCCGCGCTGGCGAGTGACGTGAGATTGCCGCCCGTCGCACCGAAGAACGTCGTGGCGCTCGCCTGGAACGCCGTGTCGAAGTCGTCGCTGCCCGAGAGCAGTTCGTCGAAGTCGTTCACGGTGCCGGCGATCCCCGTGATCACCTTGTTGGCCGGATCGTACCCCGCATCGGCGAAGTCTTTGAGATCCAACGCCGACTGCCCGCTCAAACTCAGGTCCACCAAGGGATGCGTCACGCCCAGGATTACCATGTCGGTGATCGTGCCCTGGACGCTGACCTGGTCGACGCCCGTGGCCACCGCCGCGTCCGGCAGATCGACGCGGTAGACGCCGCCGCCGACGTGGATCAGGCCGCCGTCGGAGTGGGCCGCACTGGTGGAGCCCAAGTCCGACTCCGTGAGATCCACCGGCGCCGCCCCCAACCGCACGTACTCGAGGTCGAGGCCGCTGGTGGCGCTGGTGACGCCCGTCTCCGGCGTGCCGTCGGTGGCGTCGACGATGCGGACGTAGGTCGTCTGGTCGGTGGCGCCTTTCTGGATGTTGCGGCCCACACCGGCCTGGCATGGCAGAGCGGCGAGCAGGACCGCGATTAGCGGCAGCAATCGTTTCATCACGGGAAGTCCTCCTGCAATAGTCGCAGCAGCAAATTGCCGCTCGGCGCCGCCGGGGCGCCGGCCAAGATGCCCGAGTAGCTGTACAGCGCCTGCTGCCGCCATTCCTGGTCTTTGGAGGCGTTGGGCGTCACTCCGCCAGGCCCGCTGCGGACGTTCCAGTTGAACGCGCTTCGCCGCTTCTCGGGCGTGTCGATCGCGGCCAGGGACTGGCTGCAAAAGCCGGCGAGTAAGATGGTCAAAAGCACTCGTGTCATGGGGCGTTCGCGCTCGATTCGGTGTACTCGGTCCCGGTGTCCGCCACGTCGTGTTCGTATTCCGGCGTGCCACCGCTGTCGTACACCTGTTTCTTGTCCGCGGTCTGCTTGCCGCCGTAGATCATCCGCTGATAGCCCAGCCGGATCATGTCGAAGTAGTCCGCGTTGGCCGCCGGCACGCCGGTGATCTCGGACGTCGTGGCCTCGAACTTGTCGGTCACGGCCTTGATGGCGTCAATCAGCAGGTCCAGCCGCCCGTCATCTGTCCAGTCGGTTTGCAGCTCGGCCGTGTCGCCGAGAATGGCCGACAGTATGCTCGATGTGTCATCCTCAAGAATCCAGTATTTGTCCGTGTTGTCGGGCGTGAACCCTAGCGAGGCGACCGTGGCCAAGTCTCCGGCGTTGTCCCAATCAGTGATCGCCGTCGTCGTGTAAGTCCCCGCGCTGGTATCAAAGATGCGCAACAGGTAGCCATTCCACACATCATCTGCACCGGCTAAGCCGCTCAGATGGACATGGGTGGCATCATTACCAACTGAGCCAACAGAGCCAAAGGGGGCTGCCGTAGTGCGGATGTCTACGCCAGTTCCGCCAGTGAACAAGCGGATCGCATCGCCGTAGCCGCTTTGCGCGCCCGTGAGGATCAGGGCGGCCCTACCGGTCGTCGTGCCGGCGGTGATGGTCATTCCGTTATTAGACGCCGATAACACCGAGAGGCCCGGCGCATTCTTTTGCGTCGAAGCCTGCGACTCTAAGGCCGCGCCTGCGCCTTCGCTGGCCCCGCCTAGCGCATAGAGGCCGTTTCCAGTCGCGCCACCTTGAGTGTAGATTCCTTGTCCAGTGCCAGCGCCAATGATCCGCGCGCCGCTACCGTTCGTGGATGCCGCCAGCAGTCGCATGGCGTCGCCGGTCGCCCCCGTGCCGCTCTGCACAAAGACACCATGCCCCGTGCCGTTGCCGTCGATCGTGACGCCGGAGGCATTGCTTGTCGAGCGGTCGATGTCCATGCCATCCGCGAAGTCCACTTCGTTCGTGACGTTGAGGTCGTTAAACGTGATCGCGCCCTGCGAAGTGGCCAGCGAAACGCCGTTGGTGACACTCGTCGTCGTGGCACAGAGCGTCACGTTGGCCACCGTGTCGGCCGCCGGGTCAAAGTAGTTCGCGCTGGCGAGCGTCCGGCCGTCGACGTAATCCGTATAGTCGCTCCCCTCGGCCTGGACGACGTCCACCTGCAGCTTGTCGGTGCTGTAGCGCGAGTCGTAGATATTCGCCGGGAGAACGTGGAAATCCTCGTGGAAGATCAGCGCGCCGGAGATCTGGAACGTCAAGCGCAGATAGCCGGCCGTGCTGGTGTCGGTCGTCGTGAGCTCGAGCGAAAAGTAGCCATCGTCGACGTGCGCCATGTCGTTCGACGAGCCGCTGGCGGCCGGCGTGATCGTCACGGCCGTGCCGTCGTTCTTGTAGGCCGTGATGTCGATCGAGGCGATCGTGGGCGCGGTCACCGCGGCCCCGGTGTCGTCCACGAACGGCCCGACGACGATCGTCACGGCCGTGTCCTCCTTGAGGTCCCGCGTCCCGGCCAGCGCAGTCGCGGCGGAGCAGCTCATCAGCACGGCAAACAAAAATCGCTTCATGGCTCGTTCGCTTCGGTTCGTGGAAGAAATACCGTTCGCCGCCTCAGCGGGCCTCGGATTAGCTGGCCTCGGAGACCAGGTTGAAGTTGCCCAGGTGGTCGCCTTGCGTGACGGCCGCGTTCTGCATGAAGTCGCGGAACTCGGCCATCGAGCCGATGGCGTTGGCCACGGCCTGGCGGCTGAACTGCAGTCCGTCGATATTGCCGTCGGCGTCTTCCGGGATGTAAGCGGGCGTCGACCCGGCGGCCCAGTCGATCGCCTGGTCGCTGTTGTATTCGAGGATGTCGTTCACCTCGGCCAGCAAATCCACGAGCTTCTCGGCGACGGCCGAGACGCGGACGGCGGTGGCCACGGTACGGGCGGCGGAATTGGGCATGATGGAGTTTCCTTCTTTACGGGGTCACGCCGCCAAGCAGCTTGGCGGCAAACGGTTCGATCAGCCCGGCCCGCACGACGGGCGCGGGCTTCGGTGCGATCGACGAATGGTTGAGCCAGTTGCGAAAGATCACGGGCATGGCGGACCCGCCGCCGCCGGTTCCTTCCGCGTAAAGCGTGGCGACGTTGGCCGACTCGTCGGTGTTGTAGACCTTCACTTGCGCGATCGCACCATCGAAAAAATTCGCAGGCGTGGCAGCCCGCGCACCGATTTTCGTCAATGTCAAGTTGCTGGACGTCGCTTGCGTACCAGAAGCGCTTTCCGTGCCATCGAGGAACACGCGACAGTCGACGCCTGAATTGGTCCAGACGACGAGCAGGTGATGCCACGTCGTGCCCATTGCGGGCACTGTAAAACTGGCGCTGGGCGTTGCTCCGCCACGGGTCACGATCGTCGTGTCGCTGTTCGCGTAGATAAACTGATTGGCCCCGCTCGAACTGCCGCCGAGGACTGTAAACGCGCTCGCCGTGACGTCACACTTGAACCAGACGCTGTAGCTCGAGGTCCCGCCGGGATTCACAGAAGCGAGCGAGACGTAATCATCACTGCCGTTGAGTTGTAATGCCCCCGTGATACTCCCGCCCGGGCCGGTCGTGGCTTTGTCCGACGTATTGTCTCCGCCCTGCAAAGTGCCGTCGCTGCCCACGGTGGCGACGACGGTTGTCGAAGCCGCGTTGTCGTCGAGTTTCCAGTGGGCCACGAGCGCCGCCGAGCTCGGCGCCGCAGTCGCCCCGCACACGATCATCGCCGCCAGGAGGGCGGCGAGGCGGCCATGGGTGACGGGTGACAGGTGCACGGTCACCCGCCGGGGGCTTGCTTTTTCGTTGTCGCGGGGGTAGGGTGAGGGGCGTTGTGAGTGGCGGAGGCACCCGCCAGACAATTCGCTCAGCGCGGCCTTCGTGCCGCGGACGGACCCGCATGGCGAGTGCCTTCGCTGTCGCGGGTTTAGTTTTGCGCGCACGGAGGCCGCCCATTTGGAAAGGCACTTCCAATGACACGCTTCCCGTTCGGTCCGCTCGTTCTCCTGCTCCTCTTCGTCGCCGCGCTCGTCGTTCACGCGCCCGCCGCCCGCGGCGAGATCCTGCTCACGGAAGTCACCGGCAGCTGGACCAACCTCGGCGGCGAGTTCCCCGTCAGCGATGGCGACGATGTGCTGCTGTTCCCCACGTTCCTCGACGGCAGCTGGTCGCCCTTCGAGATCTTCGAACTCGGCTCCGACGCGGTCGGCGTGGTGCAGCGCTGGGACTCGGGGCCGCTGTTCGCCGATGCGCAGTCGTTGATCGAAAACGATCCCACCGGCGGATATCGGCTGTTCCACAACGGCCACAAGGCCAGTGTCGAATGGCGGTTCACCGACCAATGGGTCGACGGCCCCTACAGCGGGCCGGGGCTCTGCTGCGGTGCGACCCTCGCGTTCGACTCCCACCTCACGCCGCCCAACGGCGCGACGCTCGCCGGGACCGGCCTGTCGCTCTCGGCGATCGTGTTCGAATTGGATTCCTGGAATGTCCATGCAGGACCTGTGATTGATGTCGTCGATTACACGTACTCGCTACGGTTCTATGCCCCGGCGCCGGAGCCGTCGGCTATGGCGTTGGGTCTTGCAGGATGCCTTCCCAGCCTGTGCCTTTCTTCCATTTGCCGTCGACGAACTCGGTGTCGTTCTTAGCGGTTGAGTTGCCCCAGAAGTGAACCACGACGCCGTTTTGCGTGTTGGCGGCGTCGATGATCTCTTCCGGCGCGGCCGCCGAGGCCAGCCCCTCCAGGTTGCAGCCGGTGACATTGATCTTTGGCTTCCATTGCAACGAGCCGCCGCCGTCAATCTGTGTGGCTTGAATCGTGGAGGGTTTGAGCCGGTTGCAGGCGATCAGCGTCAAGTCGATTCCGCCCTTGCACACAAACAGCGGATTGGCGAGCGACGCCACATTCTCGTCGATGTAGCAGTTGAGGAAGGTCGCCCGCACCGAATTGACCTTGGCCACGTCGCACACGAGCCACCGCGGATCATCGGCCTCGCCGTCGAAGCCGCAGCCCTGTACGAGGATGTTGCCGGCCGCCGTGTCGACGTCGCCGATGCGGACGCAGGTCACCGGGCCGCCGAGCTCGATATTGGAGAGGTTCACGCCTGTGATCGTCGTTTCGCCGCCGTGCTCGAAGTAGCACAGCTCACCGCCGTTCTGGCAATAAAACTTGCCGCCGTCGATCTTGTGGCCGACGCTCTGGCCGGTGCGGGTGTAGAGGCCCGTCCGCACGCTGCGAAAAAAGGGCGAGCGGAACGTGAGCAAGTCGGCGTGCAGGTCGTCGAAGCCTGTGTAGTCCCGCCCCGCGCCTTCGTAGGCGTAACGCATATCACGCCCAGCCAGCACCGAGGCGTTGAAGTCGCTCCAGGTGCAGTGATCGAAGTCGTGCTTGCCGGTGTTGATCGAGCCGGTGTTCGTGTCGACGTGGACCCCGACATGGCAGTTGGCCTCGCTGGTGGCCAGCTGCGCTTCGCCTTTGAAGTAGAGACCGCGGTAGAGCGTGCCGTAGCCTTTGTCCTTCACGAGCGAGTAGGTCATCGTGCCCGTGAGATCGGTTCCGCTGCCGCCCGGGGCATGGTCCAGGGTCCAGCTGCCGGGCGAGCCGGCGCTGACGCTGGTGATCGTGTAGAACCCGGCCGTGGCCCCCGTGCCGCCGGTGATCTCGACCGTGGCGCCGACGTCCTGCGACTTGACGGTGTAGCCAGCCGTGATCGTGAGCGTGGCGCTCGCAAGCGAATGGGTCAGCGACGCGAGGCTGATTTTGGGGCCCGCATAGATCAGCCGCGCACACTTGGTCGAGTAGGTCGGCGCCTCGGTGTCGTCGCGGGCGTAGCCCTGCCCCGAAAGCACGGTCCCGGCCTTGGCGGGGACCTGGATGCAGGTGCCATTGATGCCGGCGTTGGTGGTGTCGGCGCCGAAGTACCAGTCGCCGGCCGGGAAGACCAGCGTGTGATATTGCGTCGTGCTCGAGAGGATCGCGTTGAGCGCGGCCGAGTTCGCGCTCGCCGCCCCCGCGCCCCGCTCCAGCCTCGGCGCGAGGCGATCGAGCGAGTTGCCGGCCGCATCGCGGACCATCACGAACTCGCCCTGCGCCCACGCCGGCGCGGCGACGGACAGCAGGAGCAACAGCCAGAGCAAGCAACGGAAGGGTTTCATCGGGCGCGAGGCTCCAAAGAGTCAATCGGCGCGAGGCGCTCGCAGCGCCTCACGCGGAACAAACGGGGTGGTTACTCGGCCGGTGCGGACTCGACCGGCGGCACCGATTCCACGGGTGGCACTTCGGGCGCGGGCGCCGGCTCGGGCGTCGGCGGCACGTCGGGGGCCGTGAACGGCGGCAGCTCGATCTTCGGCGGCGGCGTGTCTTCGGCGTGGGCCCGATAGACGCCGTCGGCGACCTGGATCACCTGCAGGATCTCGTTCTGGGCCGCTTGCTGGGCGGTGAGAAAGCGGTCGCGAGCCGCGTTGTACGCGCTCGCCGCTGCTTCGAGCGCCCGCTGGGCGTCCTGGAGCTCCGCAAGCGCCGCATTCGAGGCCGCCATCTTCTCGACGCTCGCCGCCGCCGCGTTCGGAATGGCGCTCGTGTCGTAGACCGTCGGCGCCACACCGGCCACGGCCGCGCTCGCGGCCCACAGAGAGCCGACCATCGTCCCACAAATCAATCGCTTCATCGCTAAACTCCTGGTGGATTGTCCGAAAAACCGATCCCCCCTGGTCGCCGCTGCCCGGAGGGCAGGAACTGGATCATTTGCTTCACGAGCTTGAACTCACCGCGGACCTCTTCCCGGAAACCGCGTTGTTCGATCTCGATCGCCTGGACCCGCCTTTCGAGGCCGGTAAAACTCGCCATAGGGCCCCCGCTCGATGCCGCCGCGGCGTCGCCGCCGCCGGCGTCGTTTGGGTTGTCGCGCCGCCGCTCGGTCCACCGCCAGATGGCGGCCGCAATCGGCAGCGTCACGGCCAACAGCGCGATCGCATCGGGCAGCGTGAACATGGGCGTGCATGGGTTGGTGGTCAGGGGTTAAGGGGCGAACGCGACGCGCCGCGAGAACAGCCGCTCGCTGCCGGTCCGCGTGGGGGTCTGGTCGTAGTCGCGGCTGGGCAGGTAGCGGGCGAAGCGGGTGAACCAGCGGCGGTAGCTCGCGCCTGGCGGCAGCTCCGCCAGCGCGCGGATCGCAAACTCCGTAGCCGCCCCGGCCGGACGGCCGTCAAAAAACGCGTCGTAACAAAAGTCGCTGGGCCCATCCTGGCAGCCGCTCACCGTCCGCACCCCGCGGAGCGACCGCAGCGTGTGCGTTCCCAGCTCCCGGCGATGCTGGCGGCAGAGCTCAATGGCGATCGACCGCCGGCGCGCTTTCGGCAGCGCCCGCGCCGGCGTGCCGCTATGGCAGGCGTCGAAGAAGGCCGTACCGGTGACCCGCGGCGGCAGGCCCGCGAGGAAGCCGGCGAATTCATCGTCGAACACCAGCTCGCCGTCGTAGCACACCAGGGCCTGGTCGAACCCGGTCCGCTCGTCGCCGCTGGTGTCCCGCTCGCGGGTGCCGTGGCTGGAATCGGTGACCGCCCACTCGTCGCCCGCCTCGAGCCGGTTCTTGAGCTTGGCGATCGCCCGCTCGATCCCGTCCCGCGTGGCCTGCTTCTCGGTGAGGAGGATCTGCGACCGGGCGAAGGGCTTCATCACCCGGGCCCAGCGGCGCGCATCATTGACGCAGCCGTAGAGCTCGTACGGCGTGCCGCGGTAGTTGATCCCGATGTGCAGCGTGTGGAGCATGGTGTGGATCGGAGCAAATCGCTTCGCTCACGGGGCAGGGCTAGCTCACGAAGTTGGTGTTGTTCGGAAACGGTGGCGGCGGGGCGATCCGCGAGCCGTCGGCCATGCTCGCGCCGGTGTCGGGATTCGTCGTGCCGGCCCGCTTGGCCCGCATCTGCTCGTAGAGCCCCACGACGTTCGTGGGGTAGGGCTGCAGCGGCGGCAGCTCGTGGAGCGGGATACCGGCCGACAGGTAGGCCATGCGGTCCTCGGTGAACACGTTGTCGATCGCCGGCACCGGGTCGTTGGCTTCCCAGTCGGGCCGCAGCGCCGTTGGGTTGTAGGCGGCAAAATCCTCGTCCGTGAGCAAAAACTCCGGCTTCTTGGCGTCGTCCGGCGATTTGCCGAAGAATTCGGTGGCCATTTCGAAGTAGATCTTGCGACCCAAATAGCCGCCGATCCGCTCGCCGACCTTCGAATAGACGTTCATTAGCCGGCGGTTCTCGCTGTTCTGAAACAGCTCGGCCAGCAGGTACAGCGCGTAGCGGGCCCACCGCTTGAGCGTCATGTTTCGCACCTTGTGGAACGGCACGGGCCAGACCAGAAACACCTCGCCGGCCGGCGAGACGTGCTCCGGATTGAACGGCAGCTCGCCGTCGGGCTGGATGCGGGCCGCGACCAGGCGGCGCATGTAGACCACCAGCTGGTGGATCCGGTAGAGCGTCTCCACCGTGGGCGGCGTCGAGAGATCGACGTCCTCGTGGTGCATGATGTAGAACAGCCCGCGACCGATGCCGTTGGTGAAGTCGATCATGTTCGGGTTGAGCGTGCCGATGTCGTTCGACGGGTTCGGCACCGCGTAGCCCATCTGGCCGTAGACGCCGACGTTGTACCAGAGGATCCCGTCGGTGGTGATGTTCTCCCAGGCCTGCTGCGGCGCGGTCGGCGGATAGCTGCCGGCGGCGTCGTCGGTCGGCGTGGCGATGTTCGATTGTTTGAACGTGCGCTTCTTGGCCATGGTCTAACTCGCTTTCAAAAATTGCTCGCGCATCCCCTTAAAGGTTTCGAGCGCGTGGATCGCGCCGGGGTATTTTTCGGCAAAGGCCCGCGACGCCTGGCGGTCGGCCTCCGCGAGCGAATCGACTTCATACGGCACAAACTCCGTGTCGCGGAACTGCTGGTAACGGCGAATCGTGGGGACGGCGCTGGGCCGTGCGAGCCGCATCCGAAACAGGGCTTCACGTTCCGCCTCCGCGACCCGGACGTCCACGAAAGTGCTTGTCGGTCGCCGGACCTCCGGGGCCGGCGGCTGGTTGTGTGGGTTCTCGATCGGAGAGCTGCCGCTGGACCGCCCGCCGCAACAGCGTGCCGCAGCCCCAGGCCGCCAGGCGCCAGGCGCCGTACGTGCCGCCCAGCACGACTCCGGAGCCCGTAGCCACCAGTAGCGTTTGCGCCGCGAACTCCCACGCCGACGGCCGGCGGGTCGCGGGGGTGTTCGTCGGCGTGGCGGGCGCTGTCTTGGTTTCGTTGCTCGTTGTGGCGGCCGGTGCCGTGACCGGTGTCGTAATCGTTGTCGGCTGCGCTTCGAGCTTGGCCACCCGCGCCGCCACATCCTCGTGCCAGTCGCGGCCGTACATCGGCACCACGTAGACGGGCGCGACCAGGTGGTTCGGCGGCGGCTGAGTCGCACTGGCCGCAGTCCAGCCCTGCGCGTCGCGCTCCGCCTGGGCGCTGGTCGCTGCAGGGGGCGATTTCGGGGCCGACTGCAACGCTGGCGGCGGAGGCGGCAGCTGCACCGGCCGCGTCTCGCAGACGCGGGCCCACTGCCGACCGTCCCAGATCCATTGGCACCTGGTCGCGGGCGCGGCTGGGGCGGCGGAGGTTTGGGCCAGCTGAGTGGCGGCCGCCAGGCCGAGGATCCGGGCCACGCGGCCATGATGCCAGCGGACGAACGCGGAGAGCTCCGAGCGTTGCGGATAGCCGCGATCGTACGCGCCGACGGCGGCCACCAGCGCGTCGCAGAAGTGGCCCAGCCAACGGGCCCGCTCGTCGCTGCCCCGGGTGCGGCTCGCGTCGGCCCGCAGTTCGCGGCAGGCCTGCGATCCGTTCGCATAGGCGGTCCATTCGTCGAGCAGGTAGAGCGGCTCGGTGTTGTACTGGCGCCAGCTGCAGAGCGCCGAGTCCCAGGCCGCTTGCATGTGCGGATCCACGTAGCGGCGGACCGCCTCGAGCGTCACCCGCGGATGCCGCAGGCAGACGAACCGGCCGCCGCCGACGTACGCGCAGTGTTCTTCCTTGGCCGGATTGTCGGGTCCCATCCAGTCGTCGAGCTGGACATTGAGAAAGTGCGTCCCTTCGTGGGCCCAGCCGACCGGATCTTGTTCGTACGACTGCTCGCGCCGCGTGTGGGAGAGTCGGCTGGTGACGTCCGCGAGGATCCCCTGACCGTCCACCGCGCCCGCCGGGTGGTAGGCCAGGAACCGCGGCTCCTGTCCCACCGCCAGGCCCGCGCAGAGCGTCGCCGCGGCGACCAGCACCAGGTCGACGAGCCAGGCCCAGACTGTCCGCCAGGCGTTCACCGCTTCACATACTCCAAGAGCCGCGTGTAGAGGCGGACGGCCCAGAATTTCCGCAACGCGTCCCGGCGCCGCTTCTTCTTCTCGGCCGCAATCGCTTCGAGCAGATGCCCCAGGATCGCGTCGCCGATCCCCCGCGGCAGGACCTCGGGGTGCTCGCAGATTTCGTCGTGCGGCCAATAGGCCCAGACATCATCGTCGAGGGGGTCGTAACCGAAGAGCCACTGCGCGATTCCCGGGATGCTGCCGCCGTCGCTCTGCCGCCGCGGCGGGATCGGCAGCGCAAACGCGCCATAGACGTACAGCACCCAGGTCTGCGTGACGAGCTTTTTGGGCGTGTGCAGGGCCTCGTCGTTGAGGGCGAAGGGATTTTGGATCCCGACGGGCAAGTAGAAGTGCACCCGCACGTCGCCGAAAGCGCGGGTGTGCAGCACGAGGTCGCAGCCGGCGAACAGCCGTTCGCTTTCGCGCCGCAGCACGGGCAAGGGGTCGACGGCGAAGGGATTGGCGGCGCCGTGTCTTCCCGTGCCGGCAGCGATGCCGGCCGATTCGGGCAGCGACCGCTCGATGGATCGGGAGCCATCGCTGGCTCCGCGGGGCAAATCGCCGCCCGCCCCGAGTCGGTCGTTTCGACGAGGATCCATAAGAGGGCCGGCTCGGCGTGCTGGAGGCGAGCGCACCGGCAGTCGGCGCGCTCGGCCCGCAAGGTCAGCTGAAACGCGAGCTCGCACGCAAGAAGAAACGACACGGCGAACCAAAACAGCTCGCGGTTGCGACTCGGGCGGCGGCTCATTCGTTAAGCCTACGCCCAAGCGGCTTCACAATTCTCCATCAGCAGGGCTTGCCCCGTGGCGGCAGCGATGCCTCCCGAGACAAATCATGCGGCGGTCGCCGCAGAGAATCGCCGCTACTTCCGCCTGCGAGAATGCCCGCCGTTGGCGGGATTCCTACGGCGATTGCCTGGAAGCCAGCCAAAAGCTGAGAACTTCCCCCGCGGGGGAAGTTCCCCCGGAACTCCCCCTACTTCCCCTCGTTCTGCCCCCGACAGATCGCGGCCGATCGCGCATGCTGCCCTCACGACCGGCGACCGTCGCCGGTGCGATGATCTGACGCCGACGCGGCCGAGGCCTGGCCGCCGCCGTTTTGGGACGAAATTGATTTCGTCCTATTTCGTCCCAACTGACCAGACTTGTCCGCGCTACGGCCTCTGCGTGATGTACTCGCCGCGGGCGAGCTGGCTCACGGCCGCGCGGTGCATGCCCAGGAGCCGCGCGGTGCGGGCGATGGTCCAGCCCTCTGCGAGCAGCTCCTCGGCCAGGCGGACCCGTTCGGGCCGTGCGCCGCGGCGGTCGTCCTCCTGCTGGGAGCGGTGTCGGCCATGGCGGAGTTTCCAGACGCTCACCCGGCCGCAGCCCACGCGGCGGGCGATCACCTCGTCCGCGAGCCGCTCGGGCTTGGCTAACAGGCGCAGCGCGTGCTCGATGACGTCGCGCGGCAGGCCCCCACGGCCGCAGAAGCGGTCCCTCATGGGGGGAGGGTAGCGGAGACTGCGGCCCCGAGTCAGGGCAGCTTTTTCCGCCCCCGTGTAAGTTCTGCACGCTAGCTGGGCCAGGTGAAGCGCGGCTGGCCGGCAAACTCGATCCGCGGCGGGCGGTAGCTGGCAAACTCATAGAGCCGCCGCTCGCGCTGCCGCTTCGTCCGCTCCCAGGGGGCGCGGCACTCCAGGCCGCAGGCGGCGAGGAAGCGGTGGGACGCATCGTCCCGCTCGTCGACCTCGATCGAGAGCCGCTCGTGGGGCGCGACGAGCCGTTCGCCATGCCGCACGAGGGCCCGGCCCACGCCCCGCCGCCGCTCGTGCGGATCGACCGCCAGCTCGCGGATCCAGCACCGCTGGCCGTAGCCGTGCTGCGCTTTGAGATAGCCGACCGCCCGTGCGCTTCGCACCGCCACGAGCAGGAACGAGTCTTTCTGCCGCGGCTCGAGGGCCAGCTCCGCGGCCGGCTTCACGAACCGCGCGAGCTCGTCCGCGGCGTTGAGCGCAAGTCGGTACGGCGGAAAGACTTCGTCGATTCGCAGGCCGTCCGCCAAGGGCCGCTCGCCCGCGTTTGGCGACAAAAACGAGGCGTCCATGCCCCCTATTAGGGCGAAAACGGCCGGAAAACGCAAATGGGAGCTCGGTAGGCTACGGGGGTCAGGGTGCCCAGGCCAGTCGATCGGGGCCGGGAGCGCGGACCGCGGGGACGTGCGGATGCGTCGGCAGGCGGAAGCCGCCGGCGGGCGCGGGCTTTGGCGCGGGCGCCGGGTGTTCGAGGTCGTGGAGGCAGCTGTCGAGCGCACAGCTGTTGACGAGCAGGGACAACACTAGCACCCACAGCCAGCCGAGGGCGTGGGAGACGTTCTCGAGTCGCTCTTCGCTGTTCATCGCGGGACGTCCTCTCTTCGCTCCAGCCGGTCGGCGAGCTCGCGCATGGCAGCGATCATGTCGCGGCGCTCGCAATTCGAAATGTATTGGCCGACCTTCGGATCGTTGAACAGCACCAACAGGAACCAGGGCCTTTCGACGCCCAACAGAGCGCAGCCGTCGCCGACGCGCCGCGCCAAGGTCGTCATCAGTTCCGCGAGCTCCGGCTCGGTCATTTCATCGAGTCGCTTCATCGCTTGGCGGCCTCCGCGAGTTTGCGTCGCCGTCGGGCTTGGATCTTGGCGTGCCGCCGCTTCGCTTTGGTGCGGTTCACCAGCTGGCGGATCGCCAGCGCCATCCGCTGTTTGGCGTAGTGCTTGGCGACGAGCAGCTCGCCCTCGCGCTCGAGTGCCTGGCGTCGGCGGCGGCGCTGGTACGCGCCGCGGTTCGGGTGTCGGATCATTGGTTCTCCTTTCCTGCGCCGCGAACGATCTTCCCCTTCACGACGTGCACGAGTTCGCCTTCATCCAGGTGATCGGTCGTCAGCAAGGCGTGGCCATCGCGCCAACGATGCAGCACCACGGCGCCAAGATGGATCAGCCAGTCGAACTCGTCGGCTGTGCAAACTCCGGCGGCGCGGCGGCCGACTTCGAGCTTGCCATCGGGGCCGGTGAGACAGGCGGCACCGCTCACACCAGTCGCCGACGCGGCACCGCTCTCACCAGTCGCCGACGCGGCACCTCTCCAACCAGTCGCCGACGCGGCACCGCTCCAACCAGTCGCCGACGCGGCACCTCTCTCACCAGTCGCCGACGCGGCACCGCTCCAACCACTCGCCGACGCGGCACCTCTCTCACC